AAATGCTGTGACTGCAAAAATTGTAATTGTTAACTAAACAAGGAGTCAATAATGGCTAAAAAAGAAAAAGAAAAGCCAGTTATTAATCTTGATGGTAAAAAGTATATCATTGAGGACTTAACTGATGAACAGAAAATGATGGTAAATCATATAAACGACATACAAAACAAACAAGCATCTAATGGTTTTATTGCAGACCAACTTAGAGTAGGTCACGATGCATTTGTTAGAATGTTAAAAGAATCATTAGAATCTGAAGAACAGGTTAAAGAAGACTAATGCTTATAAGGAAAAGTTCACAGGGTCATTATTTGCGCCTTTACAGGAATACAACTCCCGGCGCTGTCAGAACGAAAAAATATTCAGATGGTACGACGGAGACCCTGTCTTATCCTTCCAGATATAAATACTTTTTAGTATTAGATGGTGAGATAATTAAACGCAGTGATAGTTGGGCAACTATCGAACAATCATATGTAGATGAATGTGATTCTAGACATGGTGGTGGAACTGGTAGGATGATTATAGGTAAACATAAATTAGAAAATTGTGTAATTAAAACATTATGAATAAAACAATAAAAAAGTTAAAGAATGGAGGATTTGAAGTTGTTGATACGAGTTATGACCTTCCTGTTCGTTATAAATCTAACAGGGTGCAGTCAAGGTTGGAGCGTAGGGGGGATTCAGTTAACTCCTCAAGACACGATAAAAAACACAGTGTTCATAGAAATAATAGCACATGATAGTGTCGAACATTGGTATGCAAATAAAATATACAATGGTGAAAATTGGTGTCACTTGCATGATGAATGGGAATACGTTGAGGTGAAATGAGTGGAAAACCTAATACGGCCAGAAGTTATAGGACTACCATTCTTGATGATAATGCCATTGTTAGTATTAATCTCAAGTGGTTGGCTCAAGGACTTGTACTGGTGGCAGGGTTGGTATATGGCTACTTACAGATTGAAGGTAGGATTAAGGCATTGGAAAACAAAGTGGCAACAGCGGATGACCAAATTGAAAATTTACTTAGTAAACATATTGTTGAAGAAAAAGCAGAAAGAGAAGAATTAGCACAGAAAGTAGCATTTTACGAAAAAGAATTAAATCTCAATCCATTTAGTTGGGGTAGGAAAAAACGGAAGTAGTATGGATTTTATGGAAATATATGGCGAAGCGGGAATGATAGGAGTTGTCGGTGCTATGTTTGTATATTTAGTCGTATCTCTTTCTAATAAATCTGCAAAACAACAAGAAACATTAGAAAGTTTAAAAGTAGAAAACAAAGGTCAAAGTGAAACATTAGAAAATATGGAAGGTATGATAGTAAAATTGATAGATAGATGGAACAAGTCTGATGATAAACTTGATAGAAAATTTGATGGTATTACTAAAGAAATAAATGATTTAGATAACCAGATTAGTAGAGTAGAAGGTAGTTTATCAAGAATAAATGGGAAGCACTAATGCATAAGTTAATGGACATATACAATGCTCAATATGAAGAAGAGGAAAAACCTCTACTTGTTGAAATGCCTCAGATAACCTCTTTATTAAAGCATCTTGATTTATTATATTCAATTGTATTAAAAAAGCAAATGGAAAATGAAATGCAACAAGATACAATACAATACTACAATTCTGGACAAGGTTCTAAATCACAAGCAGATAGTGTAAACTAAATGAAAAAGAAACAATATAATCCAAAATCATTAGAATCAAATTATGAAGAGCTTTATAAAGCTGGAAAACAAATGAAAGCATTGACTCCTAAAATGAGAAAACAATATGCATCTTTTAAAAAAGAACAAAAATCTAGAGAATTAGAAAGAAAAAAAGAAAGCAAAAGAAGTAAGTCTGAATCGTTAATAAATTGCATGAAAAAAGCAAAAACAAATAAAGACAGAAAGCGTTGTAAAACTGCATTTGCTTTAAAAATGAAAAAATATGGATAGTTTAAAAGTAACTGGATTAAGCACAAGTTTAGGAGTTGTTTATTGGACCGATTTATTGTCTGGTGTACTTATGTGTATAATGTTTGCAATACAGATTTACTATTTATACTTAAAAACAAAAAAGATAAAGGAGAGTTAGTATGTTAGCTAAACTAATAGCAGATGACTTATTGTCAGATGAAAATGGCGCAGAGGTAATTGCTGAAATAAACAAAGCAGTAGACATACCTATCATTTCAGAAGCAACAGAGCAAAAGATACTTGAGGCACTTTGGAAAGTAATTAAAAGTGTATTACTAAAGAAAATTGGTATATAATGCCAGCAGCTAAGAAACAAGCAAAGAAACAACCTTCCGTAACTGAAAAACATATTGAGTTCATTTATGGAGAGTTAGAAGAACTAAGAGATAAACTTGAAAAAGTTTTAGTAAGAATGGGATTATAATATGGCTATAAAGAAAATGTTATCATCAGCTAAATGTAGACTTCAAGGAAAGTCTTACGACCCAAAAGCAGATAAATGCATTGATAAAGTAAAAAAGAAAAAACAATCTAAAGAGGCTTCTATGTCTCCAGAAGAGTTTACTAAATATAGATTAAACAGGATGAAGAAGGGAACTCTTTCTACTAAACCAAAGGGAATGTAATGTCTAGTCCTAAATCAAAAATGAAATGTGGGCAGGTTAAAAGAAGTACAAGGCAAGGTAAAAAAATAATGAAATTGTACTGCATAGATGGTAAAAAAAAGTTAGTCCACGCTGGTCATACTTCTTATGGTCATAATTATTCTGAAAGTGCTAGAAAGAATTTTAAAGCTAGGCATAATTGTGCAGAGGCAAAGCCAGGAACAGCTAAGCATTTAGCTTGTACTGAGTTATGGAAGAAAGGTGGTCGTAAAAAAAATAACACAAGAAAAAGAGGTTATTATGGCTAAAAAAGATGCGTGTTATTACAAAGTAAAAGCAAGATACAAAGTATGGCCTTCAGCTTACGCTTCTGGAGCATTAGTTAAGTGTCGTAAAGTAGGAGCTGCTAATTGGGGCAACTCAAGTAAAAAGAAAAAGAAGTAATGGCAAAAGATGGTTTACGAAAATGGTTTTCAAGGAATCAAGGAAAAGGTTGGGTTGATTGCAAAACAGGAAAGCCCTGTGGGAGACGTAAAGGTGAGAAGAGAAAAGGATACCCAGCTTGTAGACCAACAATGGCACAATGCACTTCAGCTATGAAAAAGAAAACAAGTAGCAAAAGGATAAGTTGGAAGTAATGGCAGACGTATTTGGATTATCAGATGTAGCAGCTCCAGACACAGGAAGGGGTGGTGCAACAAAATTAAAAACTGGTGGTATGAGAAGGAGTTACAATATGAAAATGAAAAAATGTCCAACAGGAAAGATTTACGACACTAGGTTAAAAAAGTGCGTAACTAAAAAGGCAGACCTTAACAAAGATAAAAAAGTATCTAGTTATGAAAGTAAAAGGTCAGCAGCAATTAACAAATCAATGAAAGGAGGCATGTAATGCCAAGTCCAATGAAATGCAAAACAATGGTAGGGCCAGGAAAAAAGTACAAGACAATGGATGAATGTCTTAGCTATGGTGGCAAAAAGATGGGTAAGATGAAGAAGAAAGCTAAGATGAAACCTGCTAGAGGAATGGGTGGATATTAATTCACCTTTTTCTATCAATGGGTAAAAAAATAAACATAGACCTATTTTCTAACGATGTGGGTTTTGGGGATACTGTTAGTAGGGCAATCAAAACTGTTAGTCGAGGTTATATAAAGGAGTGTGGAGGATGCAAGAAAAGGAAAGAAATTCTCAACCGATTGATTCCTTACAGAGGGATTCCGAATCGGAAATAGCAATAAGAAATGGAGGAGCCATTGCAGGTTCTGAAGGTGGTCTTAGACTTGATGTATTTGACCATGATGCAAACTCTGAAATAGACTTTACTGAAGATACTTGTTCTATATGTGAATTACCAGAGCATGCTCAAAACCTCATCATAGAAGACATAGAATACGACCAATCTAATGCCTAAACAAACTCTTAATATAGAAGGGTTTCATGGTGGATTGAATACTAACGCAGACCCTAGAGACATAGGTGATAATCAATCTCCAGATTTATTAGATGTAGCTATTGATTCTTTAGGTAAGTTAAAAGTTTTAGGAACTTCATCTACTACTACTACAAGTAATACATTACAAATACTTCCTAATCGTGGATTATTTATATTAGATGCAGATAGAAAAGTAAGTGATAATGCTGAATCTAATGAATCTTTAATTATTGCATATGATAATGGTGGAAATAGTTTTGATATAAATGATTCTGGAGGATGGTCAACTAATGAAATAACATTAAATACTAATCACCCTGTCTTTTATTCCGCTGATGGAATACTTAGAGTTGGCGATGGTGGATTAACTCAAAACGATGGCAGATGGTATGGATATATATCTGATAGAAAATTTAATGGATTACTTGCTGATTCTGGAAATATTAATGATTGGATTGATTCTACTCAAAATATAAAATCTCCAACAAATGGTAAATGTCTAATATCTGACCCCCAAGTAGGTTCTGATGGAGATACTATTAATTCAAGTAATTCTGAGTACGATGGAAACATTGCAGACGGAAGTGGAGATAGGGAAGTAGTCGAAGCTTCTTCTGTTAATTTAAGAGTTGGATTTCAACATAATGAAGTTTTTCAAAATACTCAAACTGATTGGGAAAGAGGGTCTGATAGCCCATTTCAAGGAACACTTAGTGAACCAGCCGAAAGTGTAATATATCCAGTATTAGGTAATAATGTATTATTAATGCAAGGAAGTGCAACTAGCACATTTCATAGATTGAAATTAGATAATACTGATTCTGGTACTGAATTAGAATTTCAAATTACAGATGATAGTTCTTTAGCTTTTGGTGTTAATATATCAACTGTTGAATTAAATAAACTTTCATACATATTACTTTCTATTTATTCTAGCACAATAGGTACTGGGAGTGATATACAATGGCGTTTTAACAAAGATGACTTAATTGAATTTTCAACAAATATTCTAGTTTGTTCAAAAACTAATGTACACCTTATAGCTAACAATGCTGATTTTAATGAAACATATGATAAAATTACAATATTTGCTTATCAAGAAGATGGTAACTCATCAAACGATGCTCCAGATATTTATTATCATATGCCAATAAAAGTAAAAAATCCACAATTGCAAGGATTTCAGCCAGGTTTATATAATTTTCATTATACTTATTTATACGATGAATCAAAACAAGAATCACTACCTTTTAAATTTGCAAGTATTCAAGGTACTAGTTCTTTTTATGATTTTAATAAATTGAATATAGTTGGAGCTCCTATATTATTTAATTTTGATGCATATGTTGTTCCTTACAATCTCACATCATGTACAACAAATGTTTCTAATAATCGAATAGAT